GCTTTCGCGTAACATTTTTAGAGAGAGGTCAAGGAAGACCAAAACTTTAAAGATATATTTTCAATGGGAAGACCGTTAGGTCCCAGATATCTCTGGTACCTGCCAATGGCAGGATATCCCCTTAGCTACAATGTAACCACCTCCTTTCTTCTTCGGAGTCTTCAAAACAGGAACCAGGGGCAATGCCCACGGTTCATAGTCAGATTGGCGATAATTTTTCAATTTTACCGCATATCTAACGAACGGATTGATCTCGCGTTTTGCACGGTAGTTATACCGGCAATAGCTAAATCGATACGTGCCTTGAATACTTTTGGAAACCCTTGAAACTTTAAAAGGGTAGCAAGCTAAAAACCGCCGGATATCTCCGGTTGCTTTTAAGCCTGCGTCGTCAGGAAAATCCGCTGGCACAATCTTAAGATATAGATTATGCTTTTGGAACAGAGTTAAGAGATAAGTAAACACGGACCTGTCGTACAAATAATTGGTAACCCCGAAATACATGAAGTATTTCTTTAGAAGGTTATTCATTATTATATACAACCAAGGTTCGAGCGCACTTAACTTAACGCTGGTGGGGGCCTTTAAACAAAAGGGCCTATTGTCGTATCCTTCGAGGTAATCACCTCCGCAGGATTCTCTGAACTGCTCGTTTCCATAGAAGGATTTCTCCTTATTTACTATGAAACCGACCGACTCTAACACACGCATAAAATCTTCAGCGTATATCGTCGGCACAATACAATCATCTCCGAACACCGAGGCGCGTCTGAATAGTTCCCGTTTTGGGAGCACAGACCCGCTCGTATCTTCGAGAGAATGAATTGTACTGATGGCAAAAGTCCAAAATATTAACAACTCCAGCGGAAAAGTTCCCGCATTACCCATTGATGAAATCATTTGAGTATCGTGTTCAACGCCTTGAATGGCAATTGTACGACACCTTATTTGATCAATCAACATGAACCACTTCGCCGGTAAAAGCTTGCGAAGTAGTTCGATCGATACACAATCCGAGGCAGAAGAAAAATCTATGGTGGCATTTTTGCCAGTTATAGAGGATTCCCTAGCTAAGTCTTTGTGTCGATCTGGTAAAGTTGCAACATCAAGTCCAACACGCTTTAACCGTTTATACATGATCTTCATTAACCCCTGCTGAAAAAACATATTGCAGGTAGGTTCAATTCCGATCATACGGCGTGCGGTGGAGGACTTATCGACAGTTGTAGCACGAGACCCATTAACGATATTATACTTTTCACCTACTACGGTGGTGCTATTCAAAGTTTGGATAGCGTCATTCAACAGTGTGTCGAAGACTAAGTATCGATCAAATAATGGAACCACACGTTCTGTGGTAGACAGGGGGAAGGTAAACTTTCTATCAACGGCAGTATCCATAAAGGGTACTCCAATTGACGTGCCAGAAGAATTCTGGCATTCTAGAAAAAGTTCCTCTTCCGTAAAATCTCCTAAAACATGAGCTATTAACAGCTTAGCACGTTTTAGGACCTGATCTTCAAGCGAATCTGCTCTCATACATTTGCCGTCTGTAATATTAATAAAATGATTTTTAATATTATAGGTGAGCATATGAGAGTTAACAGCCAAAAACTTATTAAAAGTTTGCTGTTCCAAATCTTCTTGATTAAGATCAGGTGGAACGAATTTCTTTAGAAATTCGTTCCGTTGTCTATCAAACGCATTGCGCGTTATGTGGTCGTTTCCTTTATACGCAAGTGAAAAGGAAACAGAGTCTCGATTGAGATGGTCCAGTAATTGTGTTGCAATTAACTGGGGATTAAAGAGCTTTGCTTTAACCTGTTTTTTAGTTCCGGATTTATTCATTGAAAAGTCTCCATTTTG